AGATTTAAAAAACGCCCCCGAAGGGGCATTAGGTTTAGCCCCAGATGCGGCAGGCCATTTGTGGGCGGATGGTGCTGAAGCCGTACAGAACGTCAATACGGCAAGGCATACGGTCGTTGTTGATGTCGTACTGACGAACAACGCGCAAGCTGATACCGTTGTGAACGGCACGAGCAGCCATGTCAACGCCTTGTGGCAGCAACAGGTCAGCAGTGGCGAACGTGATGGCATCCTTGTGGTAGACCAAGTTCTGAGCGTACTGAGTAGAAGCGGAACCGATAAAGGTCACAGTTGCGCCAGTTGCAGGCAGCACATCCACAGTAGCCAGAGCGTGGTTGGCCGAGTACATCGGAGCAACAGTCACAGTCCAAGTGCCGGACGAAGCAGTGGCGTCAGCCAGAGCAACGAACTGGAACAGCGAACCAGTGGACTCACGGGTTTGTGGGTTAACAGCATTGCAAGCACTGACTGTGAACACGTCACCAGCTTTGATGGTGGTAGACACAGAGCCTTGTTCCAGCAGAATGGTAGAAGCGCCTTCGGCAGTAACGCCTGGGGTCTTAACCAGTGTGGAAGCGCTTGCGCTACGTGAGCCAGTGGTGTGCTGCTTGATCGACTGAGACATGTTGATCTCGTCAAAGCCCAGCACGCCGGTGCCCATCATGCCGTTCTTGAACTGCTTGGAGATAGTGTCGGTCGGATTGAACAGACCTTTCATACCTTCAACCAGACCAGCGTTGGCCGCTGGGTTCACGGTAGCGTAGCGTGGGTTCATCACGGCCGCGTTTTCGTTCAGCTTCTGTTGGGCTTGGAGCAGCACCAAGGAAGTCGAAGGAGTGGTGCCAGGCGTGCCAACGGTGTTACCGATGGTTTTGTACGCATTGGCAACGTCAGCATCAATGCTGGAGGCCAACTGGCTGATACGCGGCTTGAGAACACGCTCTGCGAAGTCGTCCAATTGCATGGTCAATTCAGCAGATGTGAAGTTGACGCCGATGTGCTTTTGGGTAGAAACAGCCAGAGTGGTGAACTGCTCGTTGTCGTCCTGAACTTGCAGGGCGGCACCGTCAGTAACCAGAGCGCGGTCAGGCAGACGGATACGCAGTGTGGAGCCAATCTTAGCGCCTTCAACAGCAAAGCTGTCGTCGTACTGACGATTGACGTTACGGGTAAGAACCAAGTTGTTTTCGAGAATCTCAAGCGCTTTGCGCGTGATCATGTCGATGGTAAGAATCGAATTAGACATTTGTAAATTTCCTAAAAAAAGTTAGCGGATACGTTGTGCTTCCCACTTCTTCATCTGCCTTACGCGTTCAGCTTCAATCCACTGCGAGGCCGTCATGCTCTTGATAGAGCGCGGGTCTGTAGTGTCAAGTGCTGGCGAACCAGTGGCTCGGGCGGTAACAGGTGAAATCGGCGTTGGCGCTGACGTTGTTCGTTTGACCGGAGGTTCTGCGGCCAATTTGGCCTCAATCTTTCCAATCTCTTTCGCTTGGCCGAGTGGCGTCATGCGTGAGATGCGTTCCGCGTCTTTGGGATTAGAGCCGAGATAGTAAGCTAACTCAGGCCCAATGTCCGAAGACTGGATCGTTTCAGCCATCACGTTCGTGATCGGCAGTTTTGGGTTGTAGGCGACTTGTTCAAAGTCATCGTACTTGTCCCGCGCTGCTTCTTCGCGCTCCTGATAGCTTTCGAGAATAGCAGAGTGCTGCTTGGCAGCTTCACGCTTTGCAATCAGTTCTTCGGCCTTCTGTAGCGTCAACGCTTCCGTGTACGCTTCGGTAGACTCAAACTGATCAGCGGATGCTGTCGGTGCGGCCCTCAACGTCTGTTGTTCAGACTGACGCTGTGCTTGATCTCGTTCCCACTTACGTTGCTCTCTTGCGAGGCGTTTGCCAATTGCTGCGTCAAGTTCCTCTTGCGAGAATGTCTTGGCTGCTGCTTCTGGCGTTTCCGGCGTTTGAACTTCAGTCGCAGGTGCAGCCGTTGCTTCCTGTTCTGGCACGGGTAGTGACTCCGCTGGTACTTCTTCTAGCATTTATGAATCCTTGGATTCCTCGGTGAACCTCACCGATACGGTTTTGTCAGCATTATGCTATACGTTTTCTACTATTGCAACTTTTACCGCAGCACTTGACTTAACAATAGGCAAAACTTTTGCCTCCGCAACTGGCGTAGCAGCTAATATTTATTCTAGCGCCCACGTCCAAGTAGGGGCAGAACTATACGTTACAGAAATTGTTTGGTTTGGTAATACTCTATATCCTGTTGCCAAATAAGGGCAAGTTACCCCGTTAATTACAACAGCCGTACCAGTACCGCCGGTAATAAATACAGTAGCAGGCGCGCCATAAGTATTGGTTATAGCCACGGTTGTTGCAGGAACAGAAGGGGCAGGTGAAATAGCTGATAAAGACAAGCCATTATTACTGACAATATAATTTCCAGTTTGTCTAGGGTCACCTGCTAATGGAGTAGGGCATAGTGCAAAAAGGTTTCCTATGGCTGTAATATAGGTGGTGGTCGCGCCAAAACCAATTCCAAATGTACAATTTACTATTTGATTACTTATCAAGTTAACATAATCACAATTATCTAATTGATAGCCAGTACCATTTACACCGCTATACCCGTTAACATATTGCCCAATTATAACTATAAATTCATTTCCAGAGTCAATAAGAACTGGCGATATTGAAGTTGATACGCCTGAAGCTGTAATATTTCCACCTATAATTTGACAATGATTACTTTCTTTAAACCAATAAGCATTGCTAACTGCTTGATCAATATCAACACTTGTAAAGGTACAGAATGATGGGGGTACTGCAACGCCAGACCCCTGAGCAACAATAATCCCATACGCTGGCTTTGCAAAAATGAAATCAGTAAACTTACACCCTTGGCAATCATTTTCGATAAGTATAAATACACTTCCTGCGCCAAAAGTAACGTCATTACAGTTAATTTTAGAAAATAAACTAGCAATGCAACGTCTAATATATATATTATTGTCTTGCGTGCCGTTCCCAATATTTTCAACAATGTAATTTTGTAAATTAACTTGTCCAATATAATCTGTATCGCTTGAACTCCAGATTTTAATTCTTCCCGCAGGTAGCACCGGTGTACCGGAGCTTAAGCAATCTGTAATCGTATGAAACCGCCCTCTATCTAAAATAAAGTTATTTACGCAACCATAAAAACCAACATTTTGTATTGCTGTTGTTTGACATAAAGTTAAGTAAATACCATCTACAGTTGCGGTACTTCCGCAATTAATCTGAAAGTTAGAAAAGCTAACATTGACATAAGTTGCTACAGCTTTAACCAATGAAAATATAACTATTCCTGACGAATTTGGCGTAATGATTGTTTGTCCTGTTCCCGCACCTTGAATAGCAATGTCTTCATACATTGTCAAAGCGCCAGTTTTATATGTTCCGCTAGGAAAATAAACTTGACCACCGCCAATAGAATTTATTGCATTAATAGCTGCTTGAATTGCGGATGTATCGTTTGCTACTCCGTCACCAACTGCGCCAAAGTCTTTAACGCTTACGATTTGACGCAACTTGGCTTGCACTGTAGTAGCTACCGCGCCCGTACTGCCTTGTATGTATCCAACAAGAGATGATCCTGAAGATGCAGCAAAAGCCGCATAAATTCCAGTAGCAATCCCGCTACCGTTGCCCGTCACATTGTCGTAAGTTGCAATCGTAACTGCGGCTGATGTTTCCAAAACAAATTTATACGATTGATCTTGTGTTAACCAAATTTCGCCGCCAGAAGCAACACGGCCTGCGGAATTTAGCACGATTGGATTGGTGTGCGCGACATTGCCCGCGCTAGTGGTGTACGTAGCTTGTGGTGTTGTAGTGCCTGCTGCGTATGTGTAAACAAGACCGCCGGAAAGAACAGCACCGTTATTGTCAAAAAACTGTGCGCCAGCCCCCGCCAGCATTGAAAGATTGACGGTCATGTTTTGTCCTTATTCGTACGCGACAGTGAACGCAGCGGAAGTGCCCGCAAGCACAATGTACAAACCCTTGTTAAAGAACAAACCAGCGGGGATGTTTAGATAGGTCGTGCCCGCTGATACGCTGAATGTGTCGGAAATCTTGGGGTCGCCGGTGCTAGCCGCGCCAGAGTCATAGATTGTCAAAGTACCACTGGAAGATGCTGACACAAAAATGCCAAACAGCTTGCCAGCACCAACTTTAACTTGGGTTGTTGCGGCAGTTTGTGTGTAATTAGCCATGATGTTTCCTTATGCCAAGAATTTCAATTTGTACAAAGTCCGCAGATAAATCTCAATGATATTATCTATCAACTGTTGTAGCGATGAGTCTGATTTATCACAGACATTGTACCGAGCGCCCTCAATCTCAGCCAACGAGTCCTCTAAGAACTCAATGATGTTGCTGGTCTTCTTTGCCGAGTGCAAGGTGATTGGGCCAATCAAACCATGACGGCCTTGGTAGGCTTCAGCAAAATCATCAGCCGCACCAACAATGCGGTCATAAAAAATGTTGAGCGCTTGGTGCTTGCTAAAGCTGCGGGTGTTCAAGTGAACGCTGTGCGTCACATCACGGGCTAGAAATAGCAAGCCTAAAAAATCAGCGGGTTTCATTGTGGCATTCCCATTTGTTGTTCGGGTGGCATCATCTCAGGCTGAGGCGTCATCTCCATAGGCATGGATTCCTCACGCATCTCAGGCATCTGGTTCATCATGCTTTGCGACTCCATTGCCGCAGCAACCACGCCCATAGCAATGTCCTGAATCTGCTGCTCGGTCATGCCAGCCTGCACTGCGCTAATCCGCTTGGTTTCGGCGTCATACACTTTGACTTGGGCTTCAAGGTCTTTGCGCTGCATGTCTTGCATTTCAATAGACTTGCCCACGTTCTGGATCATCTGGTGCATCTGCTCCATCTCTTGGCCCATTGCCTCCATTTGCTGTTGCGCGGCTTGCAGTTCTGGATTGTCATCACCATCGCTCATCAGCTTTGGGTCAATGGTCTTGGCAAAGCGTTTCGCCATTTCCTGAGCGCCAGGCCAGTCCATGTTTTTGACAAACAGATCGCCAGCCACTGCCCACAGTTGCGGGTTGCCTTGCAACAGTTGAGCCATCGCCTCCAGCGCCTCTTGACGCTTGGTCGCGTAGCCTGGGCCAGTGGTAGCCACCACATCGTACTTACCAACGCCAGGGTTGTAGATTTTTTCCATCACAATGCCGCGCTCGTCAACGATCTTGTTGACTGGCTGGTCTTGGTCAGGGTTGATCTTGACCATCTTTGTCTCGCCATCTTCACCGATGATGCGAGCAATGCGCTGGGTGTCGTAAATTTTTGGGATCAAGTCCACAAGCTGACGGGCAACGTGCCGAACACCACGGGCTAAGTTGTCACCGTAGTGATAGGTGCCCACATCGCCCTCGCGCTGACGCGCAAGAATTGCTTTGCCGCTTCTCTCATTGGAACCCATGCCCAAAGATGCGTTGTATTGGCCGGTTGTGGACTTAATGTCTTCAGATGCGCCCGCTTTGGCTTGCAGCAGGCCGCTGGAGGCCATCGGTGGCTGTGCCCTAGCTGGCAGTGGCAAGACAGCGCCTTGGCCGTCTGTGACGTCTGGGTTGACCTCCAAATACGGCCAGTTGGTCGTATTTGCGGTTTTCCACTTGTCTTCATAGCCCTCAAACTGCCCGCCGTAGCCAATAAATGGCGCTTTGGGGGCCAAGGCCAGCATCTCAGCTTCTTGGCTGACCCAGTAGTTGTACATGCGCTGGGCATCCTTGGCGTTACGCACCAAGCCGGAGACATACAACCGGCCATCGACCTCAAATTCGTTGCCCACAATGCGGATCACGGGGATGTACTTACCCGCCCAATCGCGTTTCTCAAGGATTTCGTAACCGTTGATCTTGCAGTACTTGACCTTTTGGCGGTCGGCCTCGCGGCTGCGTTTGGGTTTGCCGTAAATGGCTTTTAGCTGTTTGTCTTCGGGTGTGCCCTCGAAGGCGGTAATGTTGCCAGGGTACAGGTTCAGCGTAGCGCGGTCGTAGTCGATGTAGTAGTAGTCTGCAACGCGGATCGTGTCTTCGTTCAGCCAGTTGCTGATTGACTGATCGCCCACGCCCAAAGATTGCAAAGTTGTAATGGGCGCTGCGTCTGGGTACTGACGCTCGTACTCTGCGCGGGTCAGGTCTTCAGTGATGAAGCAATACTTAGCGTCCGCGCCAGTCGGGTCTTGGATCATTGGATCCATGTAGACCGAGAACGAGTTGCGGATGCGGCTGATCTTGATATCTTGGTCAAAGGTGTTGTCGTCGCAGTACTCTGTGAGCAAGCGCAAGTAGCCTTCGCCGTAGGACACTTGGTTTTCGCAGGCCGTGTCGTAGGCCACATCAGCATCCGAGATGTACTCGATGTGCCGGATCATGCCGTTGAAAATGTCGGCGACTTCCACGTCAGCGTTGTCATCCACGGGGATGACTTTGGCGCCTGGGCGGTTCTGCCGCTGGTCGTTTGTCACCTGACGCACATGCTGCGGCAGCTTGTTGATTGTCAGGCAGGGCCGTGCGTTGATTGTTTGCCCTTGC